GCGCCTTGAACGCTCGCCCGTTGATGAATACGGCTGCGGGAAAGGAGACTCCCCCCTAAACTTTTTGCGTGCGCGAAGTGCGGACCTCCATCATGGAATCGGCAACTTTGTAACAAGATAAGGTTATTTCTCTTATATTAAATTCAGTTTCAAAAGGTATAGCCGTTAGAGCTCCATTTAATGCAACCATAGCAAACTGATCGCGCAGTGTTGGCTGCGCTGCCTTCAGTCGTGCAATCTCCGCCTCTAATTCACTGATCCGCTGTTTCGTTTCGCCGCTCATTTTTAATTCCTCGCTGATGTATAATCTTCAAAAATGCTTCTTGTTTGCCTGAAAGTGGATGGGCTTTTTAATTTTCTCATTGCTCCTACTTCAATAGATCTAACGCGCTCACCACTAAGATTAAATTTTTCGCCCACCTCCTCAAGTGTATATTTTTCGCTGCCATCCAATCCAAATCGCATTTTTAAAATCTCATATTCCCGTGATGATATTTTTTCTTTTAATAATGTTTTAAAATTTTGCTCTGCTTGATCCATGATCATCTTTTTTTCTGGTTCAATTGTTAGTGAACGCAAAGATGAGACCAAATCGTCGGCGTCTATTTTAAATTCTTTTTTGTATCCCTTTATTTTTTTATCCATTAGTTTTTCAGGAAATACGTCTTCCGGTATGCATTTTAAAAAATCAATTATTTTCATAAATGCTTGACTATATTCACCGCTATGAGAATTTATGGGTGATTTTTGCATGTTTACAAAATGACCAACAGTCGTTTGTGCCACGCCGCAAGCTCTGGAAAATTCACTGATCGAATCGTATCCAGCCTTTTCTATTTTCTCTAAAAGTAAATTGTTTTTTACTCTGACTAAAACGCGAAAATCTTTACTCATTGTAGTCCGCTCCTTAGCGCACTCAATCACCTGATCTCTTGTCATTTGTATCATTCCTTTTTTTCATTTCATAAACTTTTGATTTGTATATTTGGTATTCCAAGTCCAACTCATAATAGCTTTCTTCGAGGAAGTCAATACGTCCCAAAGCTTGGGACAGAAGCTCCCAATTCTCAACTTTGTGATTGATCGCGAACTGCAGTCTCTCTTTCAGGTCCATAATTAAACACCTCCAGCCCATACACCATCACTGGCACTGTTTCCTTTTGGCAGCCCAAACAAAAAAACTCGTGCCGATCGTGAGCGGCCGCCATCAACGTGCATTGGCAGTGCTCACACTCGTACAAAATTTCCATTAATACTCGTCCAGCATAAGAGCGCAGCAGACGAATCCTATGGTAAACCCTACGACCGCCGAGAAAAATAAATGCATGTCCATTAATTGCCCTCGATCAAGTCAGGCACTGGCGCCTTTGGCATCGGTGCAAACTTCGCCGCCATCTCCTTTATGTCTGCCTCGACATCAGAAGCCGCTCCAAACTCCGAAGCAAAGGCCAGATAATTAATACCGTCAACATAATGATCCACATTTGTTTTATCGCGCTTCATGCGCACCAACTTAGTTATATGATGTATCATCGCAATGTCGTGTAAGGATAAATCCTTACCAATCAGCGTTGACGCAATCTTTGCAATTTCTGTATGCACATCAATAAGGTCGCCGTAGCGGCTTCTTTCGTTTAAGATCGAAATAGCTTTTGACATTGTGTTTTGGTAATCCATTAAACTTACTCCTGAATGTAGTACACGTTTGGTTGATGTATATTTTTGTCGTCCGATACGGCTGCAATCTGTCAGATAGCCGCCTGCATATTTTTAGCATGGTTTGGATCATACACTTTTACCTTGCCAACATATCTGTAGTTTAATCCCAACTCGCCGGCATTGAAGTGCTTTTGAGTCTGCGGATCTCGGTAATACTCGTCAACGATTAAAAAATCGTTAATTGAGAGCGCGTTAATAAACCCGTCAATACTGTCAACAGGATACTCGCAAATGACTTGATGCGTTGGCCTGCCCGTATTGCCAGGCATGTTCATTGTTATAAGGAATTTCATGTTTGCTCCAATTGATTAAAATGGGAGGAGTCGCCCCCTCCCATAAATTCAATCAACCAAAGTCTTCGTCGTCGTCAGCAATGACAGCCTTCGGCGCGGATACTTTAGTCGATCCAGTCGTGGGTGCGGACGCCTTCACTTTCGGTGACGAAGACGGACGCGATGACGGCACAAGGTCGTCTGGGCGGTCAACCCAGCCGGTAATTTCGAACACGGGACGGTAGTTCGTGCTCTTTGTTGCGCCCTCTCCGGTTGACACTGCAACCGTGTCGGCGAGCGCCACGACAGGCAGTTTGCCCTTGTTATTTACGAGTCCCTCCTCGTAAAGGTCGTGGAGCGCGTCAACTCCTGCTAAGAGCGCCTTGGCATTGCCCGCTAATTCGCGCACGTCACCGCCGCAGCTCTTATTCAATTTAATCACCAACCGCACGCCCTGACGGTGCATGTCGGATGGCTTCTCTGGCAGTCCCTCACTGATGTGGTTCATCACAAAGTCAGGGGCGCCACCGTCAAACTTAATCCAACCAACTTCGACATTTTCTAAGTCCATTACAGCCTTAAAGTTTTTTGTAATATCGACTTGGTTCCACGAGCCGTCCACTTTGTCGCTTTTGAACATGCGACCGGCGCGGCAGTCAAACTTGCAAATCGGAAGGTAGTTACCACCACCAGAAGATAAATTTAATCCAAGTGCCATTTTATCAGTCCTTCTACAAAATGCCGCTATCTAGCCAGCGGCTTGCTCTTGCCCACGCGGGCGAAGCTCACATGCCCCATATCTCAAACGCCGCTTGGCGTGTTGCGGGGTCATTAAAATAAAAACTGTCAACGTCGGGGACAACCAATTGCGCCAACTCCTTCGGGTCGTCGCTCTGGGATAAAAATCGTTGTATGGTTAACGCCACGCGCTCAAGCGCCTTGACGTGCTCGCGCTTGTTTTCCAGCTGATACGTCGCGACTTTCTTTGACGTGACGTAAGTAATGCGCGCATCCAAATTGTCGCCACGCGCCGCGACATACAGTGCCACCTGACGTGCGTGGTTTGTGCTGATCTTTGACGGCAGTGCGTGCGTTGTTTTCAAATCAACAAGCACACCGTGATTTTCCCACTCAAGGTCATAGAAACCAATAAGTGGCACGGCCAATCCCTCAACCTGATATTCAATTTTGCCCTGCGTGCTGCTCGGTTTTCCGTATGGCCAAAGTTCCGACAATCCCTGCTCAACCATTTCCGGAATTGCCGCATACTCTTTATCGCGGCGCGGGTCTGACGACAGTGCAGACAATTTATCAAATTCTTTTTTGGCAACGGCCTGACACTCAAACAGATTCGCGTCATTCATCAAGCCGTGAACAATCCCAGCCTCAACTGCCGTGCCACGAAAGGCGGCGGCGCCCACTTGCGTGCGCACATTCATCAGCCGCTCCATGACATACATGGCGGGCGATGCAATAAACAAATTGCATTGTGATGGCGACAAGTGTTTGATGTTGTACTTCTCAAATGGGTTGTTCATTTACATTCCAGTTCAATTTGGTTTGCCCCTTATGAAGCATTCAAAATAATTCGTCAATAGGGGCTGTTGACATTCGTGACAAATTGTCACAAGATGCGCAAATCATATCTATAGGAGAATAAATATGATCAACAATCAACTGCAATCCATTATTGACCGCATTGAGCGGCTGGAAGACGAAAAGAAGTTACTGACGCAATCAATTAGTGAAATCTACACCGAAGCAAAAAGCAATGGCTATGATCCAAAGATCTTGCGTAAAGTCGTTGCCCTGCGCAAGAAGACCGACGAGCAGCGCAAGGAAGAGGAAGCCCTCATGGAAACTTACATGGCGGCACTGGGCATGCTATCAGACACGCCCCTCGGTCAAGCTGCATTGGAAAGAGAATTTAAAAAGTGACACCTGAGCAGTGGCAAATTATTGCGGAGATCGCCAAAGACCTTGGCATCCTCGACCACACTATACGTCAGTGGCGTAGTCGCAATAAAGTTCCCTACCATATGCAAATCGAAATCATGATGCGGTCTAGCGGCCGCATCAGATACAAAGACTTTGCCAAACATAATAATAGGAACAAAGTAGCATGACCTGCATCCTTGGCATCGACCCTGGCATTTCTGGCGCCGTAGCGTTTTACTTCCCAGAAGAAAAACGCGTGTCCGTCTACGATACGCCCGTTGCCGGCAATCAGGTCGATGGCGCTGGTTTATTTCATCTCATCAATAAGTATAATCCCAGTGCGGCCATGATCGAGGCCGTCCACTCAATGCCTGGCCAAGGCGTCGCCAGCACTTTCAAGTTCGGTATGGCTTACGGTATCGCGATCGGCACCGTCGCCGCCAGCATGATCCCCTATCACCTTGTTAGCCCCGTGCGCTGGAAAAAGCACTTCCGCCTGACATCAGACAAAGACGAATCACGCGCGCTGGCAATTAGATTGTGGCCCGAAAATCAAGGATTTAGCAGAAAAAAGGACAATGGTCGCGCGGAGGCAGCGCTGTTAGCACGCTTCTACGTCGAAACCATACAGTAATTGGGGCTTCCCCCAATCGGACCCTGACGCACAGGGAGTTAAATAACAGGAAAACTAAAATGTTAGATAAAACTTCTAAAGCAATCCAAATCACCGCCCCCAAAATTAATACAATAGCTTTTAAGCTAATCGGCACTGCGCCCTTCGTGCAGGCCCGCTTCAGCGAAAAAGCCAAAAATATGATGATGGGCAAAATGGCGGAAGGAACAACGGCGCGCGGTAAAAAAGTCCGCGAGGCCCGCGACTTCGACGAGGACTGCGTCAACGCCATGCACATTGGCGTGGATGGGCATGTTGGCGTTCCGGCTGGTGCATTTCGCGCGGCCATGATCTCCGCCTGCCGCCTCGTCGGATTTAAAATGACACTTGCCAAACTGTCTGTGTTCGTTGAAGCAGACACGTTTGACCGTGTCGATGGCGTCCCGCTCGTGCATCTACATGGCGACTGGGAACGCAACGACATGCACGTCCGTAACGCCACCGGCGTGATTGACATTCGCGTTCGACCCCTATGGCGCGAGTGGCACATCAATCTCCGCGTGTCTTACGACGGCGACCAATTCACCGACAAGGACGTTGCAAACCTCATCATGCGTGCGGGTATGCAGGTCGGCATCGGTGAGGGACGGCCCGACTCCAAGTCCTCCGCCGGACTTGGCTGGGGTACTTTCAAAATAGAGGGAATGTGATGCCAAGAATTTCAAGCAAACGACTCGCGGCTATCCGCGAAGAGCTTGAAGCCATTGCCAAATCGGGGGTTCTTACCCCCGAAGAGGTGGTGCGCTCCGCAAGCAATCCAAACTCCGCCATGCACGATCAATTCAATTGGGACGATCAAGAGGCCGCGCACAACTACCGCCTGCAGCAGGCGCGGCAGCTGATCAAGACCGTCACGGTTGAGATTGTGCGTCAGGACAACAAAGTCGTTCTCGCGCCCATGTTTACGCAAGCGCCGCGTAAAAGTGGCGAGGGATATTACCACACGCAAATCATCGCCAGAAATACGCCAAGCCGGCTGGAAATCGTTTTGATGCGCCTCAATCAAATCTCGACGATGCTCCATAATTTGGCGGCTCCTGAAGTTGACGACCTTCTGTCGGAAGTCAATCGCGTCAAAGCGCGCCTTGAACGTCAGCTCAATTCTGACTGACAAGGCAGGCGGGGAAAGGCCTGTTGAGGCTTGGACGGGTCCGGCAAGGCAGGCTAGGAGAGGCGGGGTATGGCGCGTTCAGGTCAGGCACGGCAGGCGAGGCGGGTTTAGGCTAGCTTCGGTCCGGTCTGGCATGGCATGGCAGGCAGGGACGGGCATCGAATGGCAGGGCGGTGAATGGCAAGGTGTGGCAGGCGTGACATCGCAAGGCTACGCACCGTTGGGTAAGGATTGGCATGGCAGGCAAGGTCCGGCGGGACCAGGCTAGTCGAGGAAGAGCGTGGCAGGCAGGGCGAGGAAAGGTCAGATAAGTCACGGATTGGCTCGGCAGGCTCGGATAGGCAGGGATCTGTTCGGTATGGCAGGGCAAGGCAGGCGAGGTATGGATCGGTATGGTCTGGCAAGGCATAGCAAGGCAGGCCCGGCACGGCGTGTCACGGTCAGGCCGAACTAGGTTTGGCAAGGCAGGCGAGGCATGGAGCGGCCGGGTCTGGCGTGGCACAGCAAGGCAAGGCAGGCGTGGAGAGGATTGGCGAGGTTAGGCATCGTCCGGTCTGGTTCGGCAGGGCAGGCAAGGATAGGCGGGGATCGGTCCGGCGTGATTCGGCTAGGCATAGCAAGGCAGGCGTGGCATGGCCAGATGCGGACACGTCCGGCGAGGTTAGGCAAGGCAGGCGAGGCGTGGCTAGACTTGGATCGGCGGGGTTATGCAAGGCAGGCGGGGCGAGACATGGTTCGTCAAGGCTAAGTGCGGCAAGGTATGGCATCGCAGGCCGGGCGTGGTTTGGCATGATTTGGAGCGGCGAGGTGTGGCCAATTTGGCAAGGCAGGCGAGGCATGGCCAGGTTCGGTCCGGTCCGATTAGGCAAGGCAGGCGAGATTAGGCGTGGATTGGCAATGATGGGCGAGACGAGGCAGGCAAGGAAAAATGAAATATTTATCAGTATGCTCAGGAATAGAGGCGGCAACAGTGGCGTGGCACCCCATTGGCTGGCAGCCACTGGCATTTAGCGAAATAGAAAAATTCCCTCGTCAAGTATTGGCATATCATTACCCCGACACGCCATGCCACGGTGATTTTACCGTTTTGCGTGATCAGGATTGGATTGTTGATGCCGATTTGTTAGTGGGTGGAACGCCCTGTCAAGCGTTTAGCGTGGCGGGATTGCGCCAATCGCTGTCAGACGATCGTGGAAATTTAACATTAGAATTTGTGAGATTGGCCGATGCAATTGACAATGTTCGACATGATGCAGCACGACCCCCTGCCATCATCGTCTGGGAAAACGTCCCCGGCGTCTTGTCCGTCAAAGACAACGCCTTCGGATGCTTCCTTGCCGCCCTTACGGGAAATGATGCCCCCCTCATCCCGACAGGGGGAAAGTGGACAAACGCTGGTTTGGTTGTTGGTCCCAAAAGATCAGCAGCGTGGCGTGTCCTTGATGCCCAATATTTCGGAGTGGCCCAACGACGCCGTCGTGTGTTCGTTGTCGCAAGTGCTAGAGACGGATTCGATCCAGCAGAAATACTTTTTGAGCGCGAAGGCGTGCGCAGGGATATTGCGCCGAGCCGCAGTGCGGGGAAAGGATCTGCCAGAGGCATTGAAATTGGCCCTTCTGGAGGTAATTTCACCGAATTAAATCCAACATTAGACGCGCGTGCCAAAGATGGTCCGATAAGAAATCAGATTGCTGGTGCTGTTTTAGCTGCCCGTATGGTTGCATTTGGCGAATATGTTGAAGATGGAACTGCCAGCGCAATGAAGGCTCGCGATTGGAAAGATGCAACAGATTTAGTAGCGCAACCAATTGGTATTATATTGCATGGGTCTGATGGCACAGTAAATACTGCAAGTTACACTGAAGTTTCTAATGCTTTATTATCCAGAGCACCAGGCGGTATTCAAAACAGCACAACAACAGCTGTCATGCAACCAATAGCATTTGATTTGGCGCAAATTACAAGTGCGACAAACAGATCAAGGGCTGAAAGTGAGCTGCCGACTGGAACTTTAAGTTCAAATAGCAACATGCATGTAGTACAACCAATTGCATTTAACTCAAAAGACTACGGCAGTGACGCTACAACGGACATGTCGCCTACGCTTCGCTCTCTTGGCGCATATGATGCAAATGGTGGGGGAAGTATGGCGGTAGCGCAACCAATCAATATCTTTGGCGGCAATAAGCGGCCCGATCGGCCAGAGGGCGGGTTTTATGTTGATATGGATGCAATCACCAGCAAGACATTGGATGCCGCATCTGGGTTAAACCCAACTGCGGCACAAGGAGGCACAGCCGTAATGCAACCAATTGTCATACGCGAGAGTGGACAGGGTTATTGGATGGAAGATGACAAAGCAGGTACTTTACGCGCTGAAGGAGAAGACAGGCCAAGCAGGCCAAGTCATGTAATTGCACAACAAATGGCAGTGCGCCGCCTGACCCCGCGCGAGTGTGAGCGATTGCAAGGTTTTCCTGACGACTACACTGCAATCCCAAACGCCGCCGATGGCCCGCGATATAAAGCCCTTGGCAACAGCATGGCCGTTCCTGTAATGCACTGGATCGGCAAACGCATACAAAATTATATTGAGATAAAAAATGGAAAATAACATGAATTACGACTTGGAATTTGGCGGCACCGCCGACTGGGCAAGGTTTTACCGCACGCTTAAATGGCAAATCGTTCCCGCCGTCAGCCCACAAAAAGGTAAGCAGTGGAAGCGACCGCTCGTCGAGTGGCGGCCGCTCCAGCAGGAACTGGTCCCCGACCTTACCTTCGAGCGCTGGTACGGCGCCAATGGCGACTACGTCAAAGAAAAGAATATCGGCATCATCACCGGCCAAGCCTCCAACATCGTCGTCATCGACCTCGACATTCAGCGGCACGAGTCGGCGGCAGGGTGGTGGCAGGCCATGCAAGACCGACAGCAGACAGCCGGCGAACTTGAGACCGTCTTTCAAAAAACTGGCGGCGGTGGCCTGCAATACTTCTTCAAGATCCCCGCCGGATGGTCGGCACCCACCTGCAAGACAAGCCTCGGCATCGACATACGCGGACAGGGCGGCTTCGCCGTCATTGCCCCCAGTCTGCACGAATCAGGCAAGAATTACGACTGGGCTGAGAATTACGGCCCGCACGAAATAGACGTCGCCGAATGCCCGCAATGGCTGTGCGAGGAGATTGATCACCTCGCCGAGGAATTTGGCGGCAAGACAACAACAAACGTCAAAGGTGAAAAAACTTCATCGCCGAAGTATGAGATCTCGATTTCTGGCCGCGTTCAAGATGGCCGCGAGGAATACATGACGCGCCTGATCTGGGGGACACTTGTTAACCTTCGGCGCGAAGCCCCGATGATCAATGATGCATTCCTCACAACTGAGATGAAGAAAGCGTTCGAAGTCTATGAAAAGAAAACGAAATCACGAATTGTTGAGCCTGAGACCGACAATGCCGTTCTACTAGAACGGGAAAATCGCGGAATATCGCTCTTCACGCAAAAGTGGAACACTGCCGCCGCGCAGTGGTGGGATAAAGTGTCTGACCACGCCAAGGAAGAGCGTTCGGTAAAGGACACCGCTCGCCCTTTTGACCCGACGGAATACACGATCGATTCCGAAACTGGCGAGATTTTGCTGAAGTTTTCGAAAGAGCCATTTATCGCAATACCCAAATCGGCATTTGGGTATTCGGACGAGGATAACTTCAGCAGCGACAACGAAAAGCCAAAGATCAAGGACAAGTATCTCCTTATCCCTTCAACAAAACTTACCGACGAGCAGGTGAAGTGGCTGCTGCAAGACCTCATACCCATGATGGCCTTCGTGGCCCTCTACGGCAAGCCTGGCACGTTTAAATCGTTTGTGGCGCTTTACCTAAGCGCCTGCGTCGCCTTGGGCCTCATGGCCTTTGGTAAGAAGTCTGAGGCGGGCGACGTCGTTTATATTGCGGGTGAGGGCGGCGCTGGCCTCAAACGTCGTCTAGACGCCCTCCGCAAGCGTCACGACATGCCAGAGATACCGAACCTGTATTTCCTGAAGAGCCAACTTAACCTGCGCTCGACAATGGAAGACCTAGCCGGACTCCTTGCTTCAATCAAAAAGAACAACATCAAGCCGAAGCTGATTGTCATCGACACGCTGGCGCGGGCCTTCGCCGGCGGCAACGAAAACACCTCCGAGGACATGGGCGCCTTTATTAATATCATCGGCCTCCTGCAGCAGGCGACCGGATCCGCCGTCATGATCGTCCACCACAGCGGCAAGGACGAGGCACGCGGACAACGCGGTCACAGCAGCCTCCTCGGCGCTGTGGACGCGGAACTGGAGCTGACGCGCATATCCGACGAGAACTCGGACGAGCGCATCGGGCAGATCCTCGTGACCAAACAGAAGGACGGCGAGGACGGTTTCAAGCTCATGTTCCAAATGGAAACTGTAGCACTCAGTGCTATAGATCCGGAACACAAGAGCCT